GAAGTTTCAATTCCAGAAGATGCAAGGGTTGTTAAAGACCCGCAAGGCGATAAGTGGAGAACGGATAAAATTATTTTTGGAAACAGATACCACATTGAAAAAGATTTTGACCAGTGGTTTGACAAAGAAAGATTTAATTACTATTTTCATTCTTCTTTATTAATTAAAAGATTTTCAAATTATTTTGATGTATGGTTTGACGCAAAAAAAATCGATTGGAAATACGATTCAAAAAATTTAGCAAAATATTGTCCTGAACATTTTGACAAGTGGTTTGACGATAAAAAATTTAATTGGAGAGATGTAGAATATTTAGCCCAATACTGCCATGAACATTTTGACAAGTGGTTTGATGCAAAAAAGTTTTACTGGATTTTTTCAAATTATTTAGCCGAATATTGTTCAAAACATTTTGACAAGTGGTTTGACAAAGAAAAATTTAAATGGAATTATTCAAATTATTTAGTACTATTTTGTTCGCAGCATTTTAATAAGTGGTTTGACCCTCAAAAATTTAATTGGGATTATTCCGATATTTTATGCAATTCTCAATTCACCCTTTGGAAGCAAGAGCATCCTGAATTATTGCAGTACGTGCCTGTAAAATACAGATAAGTAAGTTAATTGAATTATTGTTTAACAAAAAAAAATTGTACTATGAAAAAAATTGATTTATCGCAAGTGAAAAGCAGTGCCGAGTTATTGATGATTTTAACACGGCATCCAAAATTAGTGCTTGAGATTGATTTAAGTCGTTTGACTGACTACCATTTTTTGATGTTGGTAACTGTGAAACCACGCTTATTATCTCAATATCAGGTAGTAAGTGAAAGGGCAATGAAGTTAACTGACATAAGGCAAATTGGGGAAGTTATATCAATTTTCCCGAAGATGTTTATGCGTTATTATTACAACTTGCAGGAAAAATCAGTTGAAGAATTGCAGATGTTATTGCCGTATTGTAAAAGACGCAGTCACGTGGCTAAATTGTCGAAATTAATTATTGAGAAAAAAAATGAGTAAAAAAAATAAAAAAAATATCGATAAAAATATCGATAAGAATATCGATAAAAAAAACGAAGAGAAAACAGAATTGCTCCGGGAATTTGAACGACAAATAAGAGAGAAAGAACGGCTTATCGCCGACTATCGAAATGAGCACGGAAAGTTAGAATTATTTTTTAAACGTATGATTGATGTTGTTCCCAAAATCCCGAAAACACAAAAGCTTTATTTTCCTAAGCGATCCCGTGGTACGCCAATAACGGCTGTAATGCACATAAGCGATGGGCACATGGGAGCAGTACAAGTAGCCGACGAAATTGAGGGGATAAATGAATTTAATCCAAACATTTGTCGTGATCGTCAAATAAGATATGCTGAACGTTTAGTTGATTGGGTAACAATGCATAGAGCGAGTTATAACATCAAGCAGTGTGCTGTTATTGTAACTGGAGATTTGATTTCCGGAGACATACACGACGAATTGAGAATAACGAATGCATTCCCGGTACCTGTACAAATAATAAGAGCAGCAGAGATATTGTCATCGCAAATTACAATTATTGCACCACATTTCGAAAGCGTTGAGATTCATTTTATTTCCGAAGATAATCATGCAAGACTGACAAGCAAGCCACAGGCAAAAGAAGCCGGATATAATTCTTACAATTATCTTGTTGGGTTTATCGCCAAATTATTTTTAGAAAAACAAGATAATGTTTTATTTTCTCTTTATCCCAAATATGAACAGATTGTAAATATAAATTCACGGCAATATCTTATTTGTCACGGACACGGAATAAGAGGCTGGATGGGAATTCCGTGGTATTCAATAGAACGTAAGGTTGCAAAGGAATCAACGGCGAGAATGCAAATAATAATGAATGATGTTAAACGTTCTGTTGCGATAGGCTTTCATCGTTATGTTTTTGGGCACTGGCATGTTCCGTTTGAACATCCGTTATATTTGTGTTGCGGTTCTGTTTCCGGGACCGATGCTTATGACCACAAGTCTGGTCGTTATGCGCCGCCATCACAATCGAGTTGGATGGTTCATCCGAGATACGGAGAATTTAATCGAATTAATTTCGATTTGCGTTTTGTTTAATTCAACAATTATCTGTTTATAACTAATAGTTTTAATTTTTGTATTTTGCTTTTTAATGTGTTATATTTGTTGAGAAACAAATAAAAAAAGAGACATGAAAATGAAAATGAGTAAAAACAACAAGCGGACTACAAAAAAATGTAGTTCAGAAAAGCCGAAGCAATGGCAATTGTACGATGCGCTGAAGGCGGGGAAAAAAATAAGTTCTGCAATTGCCCATGCAAGATTTGGAATTACCAACCTGCCAGCCGTAATATATGATTTAAGGCGAAGCGGGAAATTGAAAAAATACAAATGTGAGGGTGGTTATTATTTTATTTGATTTTTTTTGTTCGTTCATGGTTTTTTGTTTTTAAGGTTTGGTGGCTGGTTTGATAACCGGCCACTTTTTTGATAAAATTGGCAATTGTGACATGAAAATTATAATTGATTCCGAAAATAAATTAAATTATTCAATAAATTATTTGCAGGCATTAAACTTATCTAAAAGTTATGTATTAAGTTGTACTGTATTAAGGGATACGAGGACGACAAATCAAAACTCATTGTATTGGCTATGGCTCGCATGTTTATCGGAAGAAACTGGGCACACAAAAGATGAACTTCATTCTTTTTTTAAAAACAAATTTTTATCGAAAAATAAAATAAATGTATTGGGCGAAGAAATAAACGATGTACCCAGCACAACGAAATTGGATACAAAACAATTTTCAGAATATCTTGATAAAATAAAAGAATTTGCTTTTGAAAATTTAGGAATAAGATTGCCCGTACCAGAAGATATTATTTTTGAAGAATTTTACAAAACATATATAACAAAATTATAAAGTTATGCCATACCCAAATGAACATGCTGCGAGGATAATAGCCCCAGAAGAATTTCGCAAAAATAGTTTTCGTCGCACAAAAGGCGGGCGTGCTCTATTGCCCGGAGCAGGAATGATAGAAGTTCCAAAAAGTATATCAATTATCTGGGGAAAATTATCAAGTGATAATAGATTGACTGTGCAGGCATTACGATTCCCAATAGAATATTGGACGGCTGATGAGGCCAAAAAATGGCTGAAGAAAAATAATGTAGAATACATTTTATTCGAACCCGCACAAAACAAAAAACAATGAAAATATTATCTGATTATAATAGTTTAATTCAATGTTACGATTAAAAATAAAATAAATAAAATAAAAACAAACAAAACTTGAAAATAAAACGTAAAATAAAACAAAAATAAAAATTATTTATTGTAAAATAAAATTTCGAATTGTTGTATGAATTAAACTATATAACATGAAAAAATTAGAATGGAGAACAGAACAACGAAAAGTAAATGACTTAGTGCCATTTAAAATTAATCCGAGAAAAATTACGAAGGCAAAACGACAACAACTTATTAAATCTATTGAGAAATTCAATCTTGCAGAAATTCCAGCAATTAATAAGGATAATACAATTATATCTGGACATCAAAGAATAATGGCATTACAGATAATGGGAAGAGGCGACGAAATAATCGATGTAAGAGTTCCAAACAGACAATTAAGTAAAATCGAACTAAAAGAATATAATCTTATAAGTAACACTCACGTGGGGGAATGGGATTTTGAAATACTCGAATTGGAATTTGAAGATTTAAAAATTGGAGAATATTTTGATTTAGTGGAAAAATCAAATCAACAAAAATCAATAAAAGATTTAAGCAATAAAATTAAAAACAAGTTTATAGTGGAAGTAAATTGTATCAATGAAAAGGAACAGGAAAAACTTTATAATGAACTTTTAAAACAAGGATACGAATGCCGACTTTTGACATTATAAAGAGATCAAATCCTAAAAAATCTTTTAGAGTGGCTTCTGTAATGGGAAGATTTGATTTACAGGACAATCAAATAGAAGAACGTTTTACTGGCGTTATTGAATTACCCAATGAATGGAATATAGGTTTGATTGTCGGCAAATCTGGAACGGGCAAAACGACCATTGCCAAACAACTTTATCCGAATGCTTACATTACAAATTTCACGTACTCCCGAGAAACAATATTGGATGATATGCCCGAAAACAAATCGGTAGATGAAATAATAAGAACATTCAATGCCGTTGGCTTCAATAGTCCACCAAGTTGGTTGAAGCCTTATAATGTATTAAGTAATGGTGAAAAAATGAGAGTGGATTTAGCTCGTGCAATTTTGAGTGAAAATGATTTGATTGTTTTTGATGAGTTTACAAGTGTTGTGGATAGACAGATAGCACGTGTTGGGTCTTTTGCTCTACAAAAAGCAATTCGTAAAACAAAAAAGAAATTTATTGCAATAACCTGTCATTTTGACGTTGAAGATTGGCTTTTGCCTGATTGGGTTTTTGAAACAGATATGATGACCTTTCGTCAATGCGAATGGAAAAAAAAAAATAGACCAGAACTTAATTTCAAAATTTACGAAATTTACAAGAAACAAGACAAAAGTTATTACTGGAAAATGTTTGCTAAATATCATTATCTGAGTCATACGCACAATAATAGTGCCCGTGTTTTCATTGCCACATTAAACGATGATATATGCGGTTTTTATAGTGTGTTACATTTTCCTCATCCATATGTACATAATATTAAAAAAGTTCATCGTCTTGTCATTTTCCCAGATTATCAAGGATTAGGTATTGGCATGCGTTTTTTAAATGAAATTGGCAAAATTATTTTGGCTGATAAAAATAGATTTACAATTACAACAAGTTCACCCGCTTTAATTTATGGATTGAAAAAAGAAAAAAATTGGAGATGTTTAAATTATGGTAGAAATAAAGCTCATGGTGGGCTTAATGGTGCTGATCATTGGAGTAGTAGTAACAGATTTACAACAAGTTGGGAATTAATTTCATAAACAGAATAAAAGAGAAAATGAAATATAGCAAGGAAATAATTGACAAAATATGTAAATATCTGGAAGATGGTGCGAAACGAACAATTGTTTGTCGTGCTGTTGGAATATCATATGATACGTTTTGTGAATGGATGAAGAAACCCGAGTTTTCCGAACGCATAAAAAAAAGCGAAGAAATTGGATTACAGACAATCGAGGGGCGTTGTCTAAATGATATACTGAAGGCACAACAATGGCAAGCGCGGGCGTGGATATTGGAAAGACTTATGCCGGAAAAATATGCATTACGGCAGAGACACGACATTGTTGCATCCGGAAATGGAATAACAATAATTGTGGGCGATGAAAAAACAAAAAAAAATGTAGAAAAATTATTGGGGAAAAATGTTGAATTGAAAAATAAAAATGAAAACGAATAGAGTTTTCGCAAAAAATATAGAAGCATTTCTTGAGGGTAAGCGCTATATAATAAACAAGGGCGGTACACGTTCGGGAAAGACCTATGCTATATTACAATTATTATATTTGATTGCAACAACGGATGAGGGTGTTATAACTGTCGTTTCGGAATCGTATCCACATCTTAAAAGAGGTGCACTAAG